GAAGGAACAGCAGCGTGTTGTCGTTGGCCCGACGGCAACGGAAGTCGGGCAGATCGGACGCACTCACGAACAAGGCGGCACCGAGCCGCCGAAAACGAAGAAAGCCCGGAACCCCAACTGGAAACTTGAGGTCGGCGGTCACGGCCCCGTTCGAAACGACACGAACGGGGTTGGATTCGCCAAGTTGGAAACGGAAGCCCAGGTCGAACGCGCAAAGAAGATCGCGCCAGCCGTTCAGGCTAAAGAAGCGCAGGCCACGGCGCAGACCAAGTCTCGAAAGTACCCTCCGCGCCCGTTCATGGGACCGGCATTCAACATCGCCAAGGAACGCTTGCCCAAGTTGTGGGCAGGCTCGGTGAAATAAGAGGAGACCACGACCATGAGTGCCAAACTCGGCATGCAAGCAAAGCTCTACCGCCTCACCGCAGGGGTGCGCGGCGCGTGGCCCGGTTCGGGCGCGCCCGCGAATCTCGTCGAACTGGGCAACGTGAAGGACGTGACGCTCAATCTCGAAACCGGAGAAGCCGACGTAACGACCCGCGCCAACAGCGGGTGGAAAGCGACCATCGCCACATTGAAGGAGGGCAGCCTTGAGTTCGAATCCATCTGGGACCCCAGCGACGGCGGGTTCTCCGCGCTCAAGGACGCCTACTTCAACAACACACCAGTCGCGTTGGCCGTTCTGGATGGATCGAAGGACGTTGTCGGATCGCAAGGGCTGTGGGCGGACTTCAGCGTGACCAATCTCACACGCGAAGAGCCGCTCGAAGATGCCATCAAGGCCAAGGTCACGCTCAAGCCGACGTACTCGGCCATTCCGCCAGCGTGGGTCACCGTCGCGTAAAGCAGGTGCCCGTTCGGAATCAACTCTTACGGAGGAATAAATGCGCACTTTCAAAGACACCGCAGGCCGCACGTGGACGTTGCAGATCAATGTCGACGCCATCAAGCGCGTTCGCGGTCTGCTGAACGTCGATCTGCTGGAGATCGCAGACGGCAAGCTCATTGAGCGGCTGGCAGGCGATCCGGTTCTGCTCTGCGATGTCGTCTTCGCCATCCTCAAGCCCGACGCGGACGCACAGCAAGTCTCCGACGCCGACTTCGGACGCGCGATGGGCGGCGACTGTCTGGAACAGGCCACGACCGCCTTCTTAAAGGAGCTGGCCGATTTTTTCCCCTCGTCGAAGCGCCAGGTACTGCACCTGGCGCTGGCCAAACTGCGGGAAGTGGATGCCAAGATCGTGGCGCTCGCCGAGAAGAAGCTGTCCAGCCCGGCACTCGACGCGCGGATCAATACTCTGCTCAAAGACTTTGGCGAACCATTTACGAACTCGCTGGAGTCGTTGGCTGTCCGCCCGGTCAGTTGACGTTGCGCGAGCTGCTGTGGATGGCGGAAGCCCGCAGCAAATCGGAATGGGGCCGCGCTTCGGCGCTGCTCGCGCTCATCGCAAACGTGAATCGTGATCCGAAGAAGGGCGTACCGTTCACCCCTTCGGATTTCAATCCGCATGAACGGAAAAACACGGACGTGCCGGTCACGAAGCTGACCGACCTCAGCATTCTGAAGGCGGTCTTCGTGGACCGGCACATGGGAGGAAAAACATGAGTGAAGAAATCATTCCGGTGAAGCCGGGATTTCAAACTTCTGAGTTTTGGCTCTCGGTAGTGGCGCTGCTCTTGGGTCTGGCGCTGGCCAGCGGAGCGGTCCACGACGGCGGGCTGGCCGCACAAATCATCGGCGGCGTACTGTCGGTGCTCTCCAGCCTGGGATACACGGCGTCGCGCACGAAGGTCAAGAGCGCGGGAGGTGAATGAATGAGTCTGATCGTGCAGGCGGTGGTGGGCATCATCGGGATGCTCATCGAATTGTTCATCCCCAATTCTGTGGAGGTCGCCCGTGAAGTTCATGACAAAGCTGCTCCTTCTTCTGACGTTTACGCTCAGCCTTCCCGGCTGCGTCGCCTCTGCTTCCCGCCCCTTGAAGACGAATGAGATCACGTGGGCGAAGATGGGAACTCCGGCGCGCATCGTGGACGAGCAGAAAGTGAAAGTGCTCGTTCCCGATGGGAAAGGCGGGTGGACGCCGGGCAATGGAAAGCTCGCGGGCATGGTCGCCATCGACGAGCCGACGCTGGAGTACTACCGCGCGCTCGACAAAAAGCAGCCCCAGCCGGAGCCGAAGAAATAGATGGCCTCCGCATCGGGTATTCGCGCCGGGCTTGCGTACATCGAACTGTACGCCAACGACGCCCGGCTGGTCAAAGGACTGAACGCCGCCGCCGCGAAGCTCAAAGCATTCGGGGCGGCCGTGCAGGACATTGGCACGAAAATGTCGCTGGCCGGAGCGGCTATTGTCACGCCGCTGCTGGCCAGCGCCAAGTCGTTCTCCGATGTCGGTGACGCACTCGACAAAATGTCGGCGCGCACCGGCATTTCCGTCGAGGCATTATCTGAGATCGGATTCGCTGCCGATCAATCCGGTACGTCGCTGGACGACGTGGAAACCGCCGTACGCAAAATGCAGAAGACCATCGCGGCGTCCGCGGGCGGATCGAAGCAGGCGATAGCTGCGTTGGCAGAGTTGGGTCTGACCGCAGAGCAGTTGTTACAGCTCTCGCCGGAAGACCAGTTTACTGCGATTTCAAAGCGTCTTTCAGAAATCTCCGACCCTGCATTGCGTGCGGCCGCAACGATGGCCGTCTTCGGTAAGTCTGGAACGGCACTCTCGCCGCTGATTGGGGATCTCCAGGAATTGCGTGCCGAGGCGCGTGCGCTTGGCTTCACCATGTCCTCGGATGACGCCAAAGCCGCCGCTGCGCTTAATGATGCATTTGGCCGGGTGAAAACGGCGATTCAGACAGTCGCCAATGCAATTGGTGCAGGGCTCTCCCCCCTCCTTATAGATGTCTCCGGCCAGATCGTTGCCGTACTCGGCGACATCCGCCGCTGGATCAATGAGAATAAGGGGCTGATCGTCTCCGCACTCAAGATCGGCGCGGCGGTCGTCGTGGCGGGCACTGCTCTGATTGGACTGGGTGTCGCCCTCGCGACCGCAGGTTCGATCATCGGCGGCATCGTGTCTGGCATCACCGGCGTGATCTCCGCCATCAGTGCCACGATTACCGTGATCGCATCTTTGGGCCCAATTTTGGCGGCAGCGGCATCGGGCATTGCGGCAGTGTTCGCCGCGATTATTACGCCAGCGGGGATCGTTATCGCGCTGCTGATTGGCCTGGCGACCTACGGTATCTATGCATCTGGTGTTGTCGGCCAGGCCTTGGATTACCTCGGCGCGCGTTTTGACGAACTTAAGAACGCCGGCATGGAATCGCTTCAAGGGATCAAGGACGCACTTGCAGCGGGCGACATCTCATTGGCAGCGCGCATTCTCTGGCTCTCCTTAAAGGCAGCATGGCAGCGCGGCATCTTCGAGCTCAATGCCCTGTGGCTGGGCTTCAAAGAACAGTTTCTGACCGTGGCGACTGGCGCATTCTACGGAGCCGTCGCACTGGTCGCGGAAGCGTTCTATGGACTGCGAACCATCTGGACGCAGACCATCAACTTCTGGTCCGACGTGCTCGACCGGTTTGCCGGGTTCTTCGTTAAGACCTGGAATGAACTCACCGGCTTTCTCGCCAAAAAACTTATCGAGCTTGAGGGCGCATTCGACTCGTCGATCAATGTCGAGGCTATCAACAAGAATATCGATCAGGAGACACAGCAGAAAAACACTCAGGTGTCACGCCAAAACCTCGACGCTCGCTTGGGGCGCGAGGCAGATTTGCAAGGAATCGAACAGGAACGCAAAGGCGTCATCAGCGCCATTGCGACCGAGGCTGGTAACGAAGACACCCAGCGCCGTGCCAAGTTCGCATCCGAATTGGCCGATTCTGAAAAGGCGCTTCAAGAGGCGCGCGGCGAATGGAAAGCTGCAATTGAACAGGCGCGCACGCAACGATCCGCCAAAGAAACAGAATCAGCCAACCGTGCTCCACTGCCCGAAATCAATCTTCCGGACATCACGCAGCGCGCGCAGTCCGTGCTCGACGTGAGCGGCACATTCAACACTTCAGCCATCGCTCAACTTGGTGTCGGCAGCACCGCGACCGAGCGCACGGCAAAAGCATCCGAAGAGACTGCACGAAACACGAAGCGCATCATTCAAAAAATGGACGAAGAAGGAGCGACCTTCGACTAATGGCTGGCCAGCTGATCGAACTTTTCAACAGCCGTACTGAAATCTCAGGCGACAAGCCGTCTGCCGAGTTTCAGTATGTTGCGCTGCAGTGCGCGGATGAGAATGAAGTCCGCACGCTGGCTTATTCAACGTCGCCAGCCGCTTATAGTGGATTGATCCGGCGCTCCGTAGAAATCTCGGAACGATTGGCGAACGATACATGGAAAGTCGTCGTTCGTTATGACGCGCCGCAGCCCTATGAAGACACGACACCGCAGCCGGTGTTCTCGTTCGATTCCACGGGCGGCACGCAGCACATCACGCAGAGCATTCAAACCATCAATCGCTACGGCCCATCGGCGTCCACGTTGCTTGGCGGTGCCATTGGCTACGACGGCGAGAACGTCGCGGGCGTCGACATCACGATCCCTGTCTGGAACTGGCAGGAGACGCACTACCTCACGGACGCCCAGCTCAACACGCCTGCATACTACGCATTGACCGGCATGGTCAATTCCGATGTGTTCGAAGGCTATCAGCCTGGCGAAGTACTGTTCCTCGGCGCGTCTGGCCAGAAGCGGGGCGACAGCCGCTGGGAAGTGAACTTCAAATTCGCCGCGTCACCCAACCAAACCGGCATAAGCGTCGGCACCATTACGGGAATCTCGAAGTGGGGATGGGACTACCTGTGGGTGCAGTACGGTGAAGACGTGGACAACACGGCCAAAATTCGCATCAAGAAACCCATCGCCGTTTACGTCGAGCAGGTCTACGACGTAGCCCCGTTCTCCATCCTGGGGATATAGCTTGAAAAAAGTTGCGTCGGGACAACCACTGCGTATTCCCGCATCCACGTTCAACACGATGGTGGACGCGGCGAGCGATTTTCAGCGGCGCTCGCTCAATCGTGGCTCCAGTGCCGTGCCGCCTGACACCAAAAATGGCATCATCATTGTTCGCAATCAGTCGGGATCGGATCGTGACCGTTTCGATGTGCTTGGTCTATCGACCGTCATCATCACGCCGACACAAAACGCGCAGGAGTTCGCCAGCCGCTGGGCGCTCAACGCGGCGCTTCCCGCCGCCACACACACTGGCAAGTTCGCGATTCTACAGGAGCCCATCAAGAGCAACGCTTTTGGACTCGCGATGATTGTCGGCGTTTCGCCGGTCTACGTCACGCGACCGACGGGAGAAACGTCTGAAATCGCCGGTCTCAAGGTAGGGCAAACCTATCTTGAAGCCGGTCTCACGGGCGCGCAGATACTTTGGGAAGACTCGGGCGGCACCACGCCACATTTGGCGCTGGTGCGCATGCCCGCCGCACTTGATCAAACGATCATCCGCATGCGCGTTACTTCGGTGCAAGGCGATTACCTCGTTTGCCAGCGTTGGACTGGTTCTGCGTGGTCGGCAACGAATGAAAACGTCGCCAAGCCCTATCTGCTACGCACGTCCGGGACGTCGCGCAACGGCATCACTTACGTCTATTCGAATGGCTTCACACGAACGGCAACGCAGGGAGCCGGCAACGAGACACAGGTCATCGTGCCTTCGTACTACACCTCCGGCGACGAACTTTTCGCCGCGCCCGTGAATTACACAGGCGTCGTGGTGGCAACAAAGGAACTCAAGCTTATCGACATCAACGCCGACGGCCGCGCGTGGGCGAAACAGTAATGGCGACACCATTCGACTCATTCAACCGCAGCCCATTGGATGTGTTCATCCAGAGTCCGCTGCTGGCGCGCGGCGCACCTTCTGGCGGATCGTTCAGCCGCACGGCGGCGCTTTCGTTCGCGATCACGCCGACGCCCAGTTACGTGAAATACCCTCAATACTCGCTCTTTATTCCGAGCACGCGGTTCATTCAGCGCTACCAGAACAGCGGCGGGTCGCTGGTCTTTCTCGACGAATTCACTCTCGCCGGCGGCGGCGACATGCTCGTTGGCGCGGGGAAGAGCGGCACTCTCTGGAGGATTGAACGGGCGCGTACCAGCGTGGCGACAGTTCCCGCCAGCGCGCCTGCAAGCGCGTACTGGCGCGTCCGCGTTAGAGCCAACAATCCGTTCAATCCGATAGCAGCTGACGTATTCATGGCCCATACCTCTTCCGCATGCACCTTCAATGGGCCTGCAAGCGGATGGTATTTAGG